AAGACAAGACCATTAATCGTAGCCAAATTGGAAGAGTACATAAGAAACAAACTAATTAATATACATTCCTCGAGGGTCTTTCATGAATTGAAAACATTTGTATGGGTTAATGGCAAGCCTCAAGCCATGCGATCTTATAATGATGATTTGGTTATGTCTTTAGCAATTGCCTGTTGGGTTCGTGATACGGCACTCACAGAAAACGAAAGAGACATGGCATATAAGAAAGCAATGCTTGGCGGAGTATTCAAGAGTACAACAACTATGAATACTCAAATCAAGGGCCAAAACTTTTACAAAGAAACATTTCAAGAAAAACACCAAGAGGAGATGGATAAAACAAAAGAATTTTTCTGGATATATAAAGGATAAAGTATGGCTCGTAATCATAGAAACCCGAACAACAATGAAAACTCGTTGTTCAAAACACTAACAAGAATGTTCTCGGGCCCAATTACCCAACGAAGAACACAGTCAGGCCGTCAATTACGAAGAAGGCATCTTGACATGTATTCGAAGAGGTTCAAGACAGCTTCGGGTCAGCAATTTAAAAAGACAGAATATAACCCCATGAATTCCATGGCACTGAACATGATCACCAATCGTAACCGTGCCGAGAGATATGTTGACTTTGACCAAATGGAGTTCACTCCAGAAATCGCATCATCCATTGATATTTACGCCGATGAGATGACGACGCATTCATCGCTAACCCCAGTGCTCCACATCAAGTGTCCGAATGACGAAATTAAATATGTACTACACTCTCTCTATTATAACATAATGAATATTGAACACAACCTATTTGGTTGGGCGAGAACGATGTGTAAATATGGAGATATGTTTCTCTATCTTGACTTGGACGAAGAGAAAGGTCTCCAGAACTGTATCGGTCTACCAGCAGATCAAGTTGAGCGCTTAGAGGGCGAAGACCCAACAAATCCAAACTACGTTCAGTTTCAATGGAATAGTGCCGGCTTAACGTTAGAAAATTGGCAAATAGCACATTTCAGAATCTTAGGCAACGATAAACACGCTCCATACGGAACAAGCGTACTAGAGCCTGCTAGACGGATCTGGAGACAACTTACCCTCCTAGAAGATGCTATGATGGCATATCGAATTACTCGATCCCCAGAGAGACGAGTATTTAAAATTGATGTTGGTGGAATCGCGCCACAAGATGTCGAGCAGTACATGCAAAAAGTCATGACACAAATGAAGCGACATCAAGTTGTCGATGATAAGACAGGGCGAGTAGACTTGCGCTACAACCCTCTTTCAATTGAAGAGGATTACTTTATCCCAATCAGAGGCGGACAGTCCTCTACGGAGATCATTAACCTTCCTGGTGGTCAGTTTACAGCACAGATCGAAGACGTCAAGTACTTGCGAGACAAATTGTTCTCTGCCCTCAAAGTTCCTCAATCATACTTGTCCATGGGAGATGGTGCGACAGAAGATAAGACAACGTTGGCTCAGAAAGATGTTCGTTTTGCTAGAACAATTCAGAGATTACAAAGAGTTATCTTGGCTGAGCTAGAAAAGATTGGAATTATTCATCTTTACACTCTTGGATATCGTGGAGACGATCTTCTTAATTTCAAACTATCTCTAAACAATCCATCGAAGATTGCTGAAATGCAAGAGCTTGAGCATTGGAAAACCAAGTTCGATATTGCTGGAGCTGCCACAGAGGGATACTTCTCTCGTCGGTGGATCTCTGAGAACCTTCTTGGTCTCTCCCAAGACGAATATCTCCGAATGCAGAGAGAAATGTTTAGCGATAGAAAGTTTATGGCAGGACTTGAGGCAGCAGGACAACCCCCAGAAGGTGGTGACGGAGGCCTTGGAGGAGACTTAGGTGGTGACCTCGGAGGAGACACTGGTGGAGATCTTGGCGGAGACTTAGATGGAGACCTGGGCGGAGATGATGCGGCTCCAGCCGCAAGCGGAGACGAACCGGACCTCTTAGCTGAACCGCCAGCAAAGCGAGATGATGATGCGAAACCCCGTGGCCCATACAAAAAGCACAAGCTTACATACAAGAAAGGCGGACTGAAAAAACAAATGAACAACACCGCCTCTGGTGAGATTGGTACCGATAGAAAAATCTGGCCCGGTAAGGTTGGGTTTGGTGGACTGGACTCTTTAGCAAGAGGTGTCACAGAATCTAACGATTTTGAAGAAGCTAAACTATTTAAAGCAGAAGGCGAAATTAAATCGCTAATTGAATCATTAACAAGAAAGGAAGACAGAGATGAAGCATAATAAGAAAAGAAATACCGCTTTTCTTTACGAGTGTCTGATCCGTGAATTAACGAAGGCAATCATTAAAGAAGACAAGGTGCAGCAAAGCGTTGTTAAATCAATACTAAAAGAGTTTTTCTCCACAAATAAAGTGTTGCGACAAGAACTAAATCTTTACAACTCGCTATTAGAAAGTAAAGAAATGTCAAAAGATTATTCTCAACGGTTTTTGGTTGAGACAAAAAAAGACTTTGACAACATGGATCGCAAAGAAGTTTTCAATGAGCAGACTGCCTTGATTAACAGGATCAACAAAGCACTTGGTAGTAAGGCATTCTCAAACTTTGTCCCAAACTATAAAGACTTAGCAACTGTTGGATTGTTCCTTCAAGACTCAAACATTGGAGCTAAGAAAAGAATTATGCTTGAAGACAAGATGGTATCTCTCCTTGGTCGCAAAGAGCAAACCTTAACAGAGATGAAGCACATTGATAAACTTGAGTTCAAAATGTTTGTTGACAGATTTAATAGCACATATAAACATTCATTATTAATAGAACAAAAAGAATTGCTTGGAAACTTTATCACTTCTTATTCAGACAATGGTCTTGGTTTAAAGGTTTATCTAAATAATGAAATTGGACGCCTCAAGGAGGCCGTGTCTACCGAGATCATAGAGAGCACCAATAAGGGCCTAACCGAAAATTTTCAAAAAGTTAAAGCAAAGCTGGATAGTTATGCGAAAGAGCCTCTAAAACAGGCTGTAATCGAAGAAGTTTTTTATATTCAAGACCTTTTAGCGGAGGTAAAGAGAGATGTCAGTTAATATCAACATTGTATCCGATGAAGAGGAGGTGGAAGCTCCACCAGAACCACAAGGTGTAAAAATAGAAATCGTCCAGAAAGACGAGATTAGCTTCAAGCTGATGACCCGCTCTGCAATAAATGGCGATATTATGATTCTTGACCACAAAGATATCGACATTGTTTTACAGCAGAAGGACGGCAAGATTATTACATTTGCAAAAGAAACCATTTCTGATTTTACATACGGCGCTGAAGCAAGACTTCTTGAGTTTATGAGAAGCAAGGGTGTTTTGGAATATGATTCAATCCAAGGTGGAAACATCTATGGATCACTCGAAGGTAAGCTAATGGAATCTACAGAAGTAGAGGTCAACAAGGTAGCACTCAAGGTAATCTCCGAATGGATGAATACTGAAGAATCTTATTTAAAAGGGACAACAGCATACGACCGCATGGAAGACGAGCACTTGCTTGATCCAAACAATGAGTTTTCAACCAACCTTGGTGAAGTACCTCAATCTGCTGAAAAGGGATCTATTAGAAATGATAACCTTTTCGCACCATATCTATATGGAAGATATACATATGAGTAAGCACAAGCTTATAATGGAAAGTTGGCGAAAGTTCCTCGCTGAAGGAGATAGAGGCTACCGCACTACAACTCCCGAAGGTGACGACATATATTTATATCACAAGACAATGGGTCCTACTGGTACAAATAACAGGATCGTATTGTATACAATTGATCCAGATGCTTTTTTTATACCACCAGGTGGAGAAGTCAACATGGAAGAGTTGTTGAATGGCCAAAAAGATATTGGCTCAATTTTTATCTTCCCAGCTTCAAATCGCGAGCCCTGTATCCCAGAGACCTATCAAGTTGGAGCAGTTCATACTGCACCGGACTTTGACGGCCAAGGTTATGGAACTTTGTTGTATGATCTTGCTTTTTTATTAGCGGGATCCAATGGTTGGGGTTTAACCTCTGATAGGGATACTGGAACTAAAACTACTGCTCGTGGTATATGGGCAAGCATTGAAGCAAACGATGCGAAATATCAAAAAAGAAAAACAGAAGAAATTCCTATAAGCGATGTTGATTTGGACTACATACACCCTCAGCCTGAAGAGGGGGCAACATCAATTGGTGGAAATGATACATTTGATTACAGTGGACGAACACCTGATCCAGAGGATGATTGTACCAGAGACTATGAAGGGCGAAACACCGCCACAAACCACAGTTTTGTGATGAAAGATTTGACAGAGATTAAAGGGGTGTACGACGAATTAAAAAATAATCATGAACAACTGGTGAAGTTGATGGATGAATATGATGAGTCATACGATCCCAACTTGAATGAGCCCGGAGACCATGGTGAGATTGCCACAGAATTTCTTGGAATGATAAGAGATCGATCCTCGGACAACTTTGGCGACAGATACGACCAAGCGGATGAGTAGCGTGAAAAACTGGAAACCATTGTTTATTGAAAACAGCAAGATCCCTGTTTGGCTATCTTACATTGCCCCGATTGATATCGGTGCGATCACCCTTGGTCCAATTGTGATATCTCGCAACGAAATGTCCGAGGCAACAAAGAGACACGAAACAATTCACTATCAGCAATACATTGAACTAGCCTTCATTGGATTCCCAATCCTTTATCTTGGCTGGTGGGCTTGGAACTTACTTGTTAAAGGTCAAGAAGGTGACACTGCTTATTACAACATTCCTTTTGAAGCAGAAGCGTATGCTAATCACTCCGACGAAAATTATTTACAAAACAGACAGAGGTATTCTTGGATTTATTACACTTCATCCTAACCGCCTATGGTATGACTTTCATCATTGTTCACGGAAAAATCTTTGAAGACATTAGACCAGAAAAAGATTACTCGAAGAAGTGGAACACCCTTTGGAACTGCCCTCTGTGTATGGGTTTCTGGGTAGGTGTCGTTTTAATGCTCCTTTCTCCGTATACGGAACTATTTAGCTATGACTGTTCGTTTGTGAATGGTTTTGTTCTTGGCTGCTTGTCGGCTGGAACATCGTATTTAATTTCGGTCTTAGTCGATGATTTCGGCATAAGACTATCATCAAGATCAGGAGGTGAGTATGTTGATGATTAAAAAGTGGATGTTACAGCCAGTCCGCCGTTGCTGCAGCGGATCCTGACCCGAGCGGGTGGCGCCCGCTATTTTTTTATTGAGGAAGAGAGATGTCTAAACAATTACTAAGAGAATACCATGCCCTGTGTCCTGACGGAATGTGTCAAGATCTTTTAACCGAAAGGGAAAAGAGAGAGATCATTGAAGAAGGAGTAATGTATCTTACCGGTCGTATTCAAACCGCCGATAAGAAAAACGGTAATGGTCGCAAGTACCCCTTTGAGGTACTTAAGCGTGAAATGGACAACTATATGCTTATAGTCAAGGACAACAGAGCAACAGGCGAGTTAGATCACCCAGATGACTCTGTTATCAATCTCAAAAACGTTTCCCACATGATCACAGAGTGCTGGTGGGAAGGAAAGGATGTTATGGGTAAAATTAAAGTCCTTGACACTCCAAGTGGAAGAATCTTAAAAGATCTCATGAATGCTGGTGTAAAGCTTGGGATCTCATCTCGCGGTCTTGGTTCTGTCAAAGAATCTATGATGGGAGAGACAATTGTTGAAGACGACTTCCAACTTATTTGCTTTGATATTGTATCGGAACCATCAACACCAGACGCCTACGTTTACCCAGAAAGCGAGAGTCCATCAAAGACTTCTTTCTCTACGAGACTAAAAGAACAGAGAGAAAGTAATATAGACGGACTATTTAAGAAGATTTTAAAAGAAAGCTATAATGCTTCAAAGTAAAGAGGAAGTATGAACAAAGAAACATTAAAGAAAACTCTGCGACCATTAATCAAAGAGTGTATTAAGGAAGTCATCTTTGAGGATGGCACCCTTTCTAGTATTATATCCGAAGTTGTACGGGGAACGGGAGCTCAACAAATTGTTGAGAACCAGCAACCAACCTATCAAGCTCCGCAAGTTGACCATGAAGCAAGACAAAGAAAGCTTCAAGAACAGCGAAAGCAAATGCTTGATGCGATTGGAACCGATGCCTACAATGGCGTTGATCTATTTGCAGGTACTCAGCCTTTAAATGAGAGAAGATCAAGTGCTACCTCTCCTCACGGATCAAAGGCACTTGATGGTATTGCCCCGAATGATCCGGGAGTAAGCCTAGCAGCCCTAGGCGTAAATCCAAATCTTTGGAAAAAATTGGCAGGTAAATAATGGCTACAAATTACAAAGCAAAACCTCGTAAGAACGAGAGCCCAGAGCGTTTTATTAAAAGATTCATTAAGAAGTGTAAAAAGCTTGGAATCATTGATGAAGTTAAAGACCACAGGCATCATACAAAACCATCAGTTAAAAAGAGGCTTGCCAAAAAAAGAGCAATTGCGAGGCACAAAAAAGAACTTCGCAAAAAGACTTGAAAGCAAACTATTTAGCATAAAAGAGGTGTAGAGCATGAGTATATATACAGCAGGATTAAATCACGTTGGTAGTTATCAAGTGGCCGGTCGACCACATATCGATCAAATAACCTTGACAGCAGTTGCTACACACTCTCAGAGAGTATCATTTAGTAAAGTAACAAAATCAATCATTGTACGAACGACATCATCTCATGCCGTAAGAATCCATTTTGCGCCATATACTGCCTCCGCCGCATTTCCTAACTACACAGACGATGCTTCTACAGGAAATAACTTTATTACATTATCAGGCTCCGGACAAATTGAATTAGATGTTAAGTGTAAAGAAGTTTTTATTTCTGCTCCCTTGGGGACCACTAATGATATTGTTGAGGTCTATGGTGAGCTAACAACTATCCCAACAGAAAGAATGTTTAGTCTCGATGGTGTAGAGGGAGTGTCAAGCTAATGTCTTTTGTCTATACTACAGGCCTTAATAGTACAGGTCCATATCAGTCAGCAGGTCGCCCTTACCTAAAAAATGTTGCGTCTTTAACTGATCAATCTACGGAATATTTAAAATTTCCAAAAGTAACAAAAAAGATAAGAATCAAGAATCACTCCACATCAGGCAGATTAAAAATTGGATTTGCTGATAATGCTCGAAGAGCTTTCGACATGCCGGATACAAGTGATGGTAGATTTGAAGGGGGATTCGGTGCTACATTGACTGCTTTTACAGTTTCTTTTTGGATAAAAAGCTCTGATGTAACCGTGTCTAGAATCATTCAACTTACTGGTGGCCTTAGCCAAACCAGAATACAGGGATCAGGAACTGGAGGGTTGAGATTTAAAATAAATAATGTCAATGGTACAACAAGTGCTAATAACATTACTACTCCAAATGGTTGGGATCAAATAACTCTTGTAATTAATGGCACATCCAATGCAGTCTATCTCAATGGAGTTCAAGTAACAACAAATTCCACAGCTGCGGGCGGCTTTACTGGGCTTTCCATAGGGGCTAATGCCTCAGCAAATTTTGACGGCACTTATGATGAAATGTATCTATATAATACAGCATTCACTGCCGCTGAGGTTTTAGAACTTTATTCCTCGGCAGCCTACTTGGATCCTAGAGACCATTCCCAAGCTGCAAATTTGACCAGCTGGTGGGCTTTTGAGAACAACGCTTTTAGAACGTACTTCACTACAAATGATACAACTGCCACGATTAGAGACAGAATTGGTAGTAACAATTTGACCCAAGCTGGAACGTTTGATGGTACTGAAAAATTTGTAAACGGAAGACAATTAGATACAGCTGTAAACTCTCATTCAATTATAATACCTGCTCTTGGGGAAATCGAACTAAGTGTTAAAACCAAATCATTGTTTTTGTTTGCGGACGGTGCTACTCAAACATTTGATGTCTATGCTTCGTTGACAACTATACCCTCTGAGAGAATGTACGACTTAACGGGCACAGGAATTGATGTATAATGAATATGAAGAGAGAGTGGCCAAATGTTGTTAAAGCGAGCGTTATCAGTTTACATAAAACAATCAGCACATCTTAACCTAGGGGGAGACAATGTCTGATTTTGGATGGGCATTTGTAAAGAGCGGTTTATTAACCAGCTCGGCACCACCGGTTAAATCTGTTCAGTTTAATAGCGGGAACGAACAACTGGGTGGTTCTGCTGATTTTACTTTTGATAGCAGCAGTGGGGTTCTCAATTTAACGGGAACTCTTAATGTTTCTGGTGCCATTAATGCTAACCAATATAATGTCGATGTAGTCAATAAAACCGTCACAAACATTTCCGCAGATGGATCAACTAAGTTTGGTAATTCCATCGATGATACACATGTTTTTACCGGTAGTTTTGATCTGTCTGCTTCTAATAACCCAATTAGAATACAAGGCCTTCAATCTGGT